CATTAAGTCTCATAACTATAAAACAAGCGAGTCTTGGTGTCAACAACTATTTATCAACAAGGATACCCTTCTTGTAGATTACCATTACTATCTGTGTAAAAAGAACCAGATACATAGTGAGTACAGCTATCACAATATATTTCTTCCCAACCAGTGATCCCTAGACTTTCAAAGGTTTCCCCAGACTCTCGGAGGTAAGATAGCGCTACTTCTTCCTCTTCAAAACCCTCATGGTTTGGACAACGATAAATATCTCCAGTTAATTTAGACTCACCACGTAAAGCAGCAAGACTTCCATAGCTGTCTTCGTAAACTAATTCTGCTTCACAGTATACACACTCTAGGCTCATTTAAACCTCCGTAAACCACGTTTAAGCAACGTTATGATATTATAGTCACCAATGTACCAAACTTCTTCTACCTCGTGTGTAAGACCTTCCCAAGAGCTATTAGACATAAAATATAACTCCTCCCTATCACAGTGGTTACACCTACGGGAGTATCTTAGGAAACTAGACTTACGTTTAATGATTGAATCTAAGTATTTAACAGGTTGCATCTGGTGGATGCCAAGAAAACATTTAACTTTATCTGATTTACTGGTCATTTCACAACCTCCTCAATTTTACCAACCACCCCAATAGTACGTAGGGTATTACGGAGTTTACGTTTATCATTTACAATTAAGACCGCATCCCAATCTAGATGATCCACTTCATAAGTAGAAGATTTCTTTGGATGGTTGTAGTATAGATCAAGTACGTTAATCATTATAACTCTCCTTAATACTGGCTAAATTTAAAGGTTCTGGTGCAACCCACTCTAAGTCGTATTCTCTACAAGAAGATGGATCTCCAGCAAAGTAAAATTTCTTCAGCCGAGCAGAATACCATAATACCTGTAATGCCCCGTCTTCCATCGCTAAGTAGTATCCAGTTTCACGTTCCATACTTACACCCTCACTGTTATTCGTTTCAAGAATCAAACTATAAACTACCTACACTATCGTGTCAACAAATGTTTTGTATAAAGATTATAACTGGTATACTAGGGTACACTACAAGGAGATGAATCATGTTAAAGACTAAATTTAATCATATAGGTAAGCTTGTTAAGAGATTTAAAGATCTAAATAAAGCTAGTTTTAGTGTTGGATATTACCCAGAAAATGGCATACATCCTAGCTCTTTATCATTTGCCGGACTGTATGCCATACATGCCTTTGGTAGTGAAACTGCTAACATTCCACCAAGAGACCCACTAGTTGATACCTTTAATATGTGGGAACCATTAAATAGTAATAAATTACTTAAGAAGCAGTTAAAATTGTACTTTTCTAATATAAAGGCAAGTACCCCAAGAATAACAGTAACCACTATGTTATCTAAGATCTCTGGTGAATATGTACAATCTGTCAGAGCAGTATTTGGAGATGAAAGTAAACTAACTCCCAATGCAGCATTCACAAATTATCTAAAAGAACGTAGTAATATCAAACCACATTCTCCTTTACTTTGGTCAACATCACTGAGAGATAACCTATCTTATTCTGTGAATGGAGAGGCTGTGGTGACTCCATAATTACATCTACCTACGGTATACTCTTGAATGGCAATAGAATCTGTGCTATTATAACCTTATACCACATCAACATAGGATTAGTAAAGTGTTCACGTTAATTCAAGATAGTGATATGTGGGTTATTAGTACCTCTAGTCAATGGATTGATTATGTCTTAACAGAAGGTGTTCCTGTTGTAGTTAAAAAATCTGGATTAGTTGAACCATATAAAGAGGGTGAAACTTCTTTGATACTACCATCAGGTATACGATCAGAGGATGCAGTAGTAATTTACACAGAACATAAACTTAATGTTTATAATAATATCGAAGGTAATTTATCTTTAGCTGACCTAGTTTCTTTCAAAGATCCTGAAATAAATACCACTACATTTAAGTATATGGTACGTGACGAAGAAGAGTGGGACGCAAACACTTCCTTTACTCTAATACCTTCACACCACGTTTACTTAGGTATTAGAGAGGAGCAGCAATGATAGGAGATGCATGGCAGTTTGACCACTTCAAAGTTATGACAACCTTAGCTAATATCATCACAGATATGGTTGGTGACCAGTTAAAAGATATACCTAACTCTAATGGGCAGAAAGTTTTCTTATCTAATTACCAAGCACTGTCAGCAGCTCTACCTACAATAGCTTTAAATTACCAAGGTAGTGTTGATGATGACGGATACACGATAGATTCTGGTTTAATTGAAGTTGAGATTGAAGACCAAAATAACCCACCAAATTTAATAACAGTGACTACTCCTTATCAAGACAAGTTAACTAATTTCATCATAACAATAAGAGCAGAAAGTATGCCCTCTAAAGGTTATGATGACAAGGGAAACTCTCATAGACTACTACGAGAAATACGGAAAAAATTACTGTTACCTAAATATAGGAAAACATTAGGAGAGGAAGCTTTTACTGTAGTAGAGTTAACAAACGCTATACGTTCAACCCCTGATTTAATATCAACATCATATCATGATATCTGCACAATGCAACTAAAACTTAGTAGTGTTGATAGATTAATTGACTATGACGCACTTAGTTTTGACACTATCAATTGGACAGGAGATGTGAAGCTTGACAAGGAAGATTTAAATCCTCTAGTTTTACAGGGTTCCGCAACATCAATCATACCATAATAAATAAGAGGCCATAATGCCATACCAAGATTCGGTATCGAGTTCTACTACTCGAAACACAACTAGTGCTGAAGGGATTTCATTAGACTTCCCATTATTCGTAGCAGCACATAATTACTTTTTTGAGCGTACTCGTTCATATGGTTCATGGGATGAAGTTAGAGATGATGATGCAATCCCATCAGGTTCAAACTCATATAATGCTGCACGTTTAGCATTCAGTCAGAACCCAGCACCAAGTCGAGTATACCTAGGTCGTCGTCAAACTGATACTGCTGTAATGACTCCATCTGAAGATGTGGTTATTGGTAATGTATATAGTTTCACTGTGAATGTATATGATGCTACAGGTTCTTTAGTTTCTACTACACCAATCACTGCTACTGCTGCCCTTGCCACCAAGGCATCTATTGCCGCTATTTGGGAAGGTTTGGCACCAGCTAACACCACATTCACTGCAGTAGGTGATACCGTAGAAGTTGAAGCTGATGCCACATTCACTGTAGTAGTTAAAGATTTTGTTAAGACTTCTGATTCATACATCACTACAGAGACAGCAGCAGACGTACTACAAGCAATTCAAGATGAAGATAATGATTGGTACTGCTTATCTGCTGAAGACCACACTAAAGCATTCCAGTTAGCTATGGCTGCTGAGATTGAAGCTACAAGTGGCGGCAACTTCCCTAAAATATATTGGACCTCAACAGCAGATGCAGACACTATTAAACCAGTAGTTGACCCAGCTATTGATGTTATTGGTGAATTGAAAGCACTTAAGTACTTACGTACAGTTTGTGATTGGAACCATATAGCAGACACAGTATTCCCAGAGATTGGTAACTTCAGTTACAACTCACCATATCAAGCAGGTTCAGTTAATTATAAGTTTATGCAAACAGTAGGTGTTCCAGTTGCAGCAGACTTAGTTACTGGCAAGAAATTACCTACTCGTATACAAGGTTACATTGATGACCGCAATGGTGGTTGGATGGGAGAAGAACGTAAAGTTGCATTCTATCGGGAAGGTAAAGTAGTTGGTGGAGAATGGCTAGATACTGTCGTAGGTTCAGATTGGTTGAATGACCAAATAGAAGTTGCACTATTAAACCTTCTATTAAACCAGAAAGGCGGTAAGGTTTCATTCACTGAAGCTGGTGCAGTTATCAGTACTATCAACTCAGTATTAGATCGTGCAGTAGATGTTGGTTTCTTGTCAGGTTATATTGGTGCAACAATGCCAGATTACCTAACTGAAATCCCGTTCTCAGAGAAAGTAGCACGTATTCTAGATAACGTAAAATGGACAGGTTATTTAGCTGGTGCAGTAAATACTATTATAGTTAACGGTAACTTAACTTATGAAGCTGCAGAGCTAGTATAAAGAGGAATGTTATAAAT